GACGAACCAGGCGCAAGTGCAAAACGAACTGCTTCGGTTACAAAGGCAATTGAATTCGCAAAGAAAAAAGCATTGGTTAAAATGATGTCGGCTTTGTTCGGCCAAAAGCATTAATCGCAATCAACAAATCAGGGGTCGTATTATACGGCCCTTTTTCAATGGGGGTTTTTATGAACAGAAGCTTTAAGGTTCGCGAAATTAAATATATTTGCTTATCGGGCGGTGTTTTAGGTCCTAAAGCAATATGCGGCAAGGTCAGTATATTTCAAGATAAGCAAGGCCACCGCTGCTGCGCTCATGGAAACACAACATGCATTCACAAATCAAAAATAGGGAACATTAAAAAATGACACCTCATACGCTTTCTAAATCAGGAACAGAACACGCGCACCAGGTTGCAGTATTTGCATATAGGGCCGTTGCTTACCTTCACGGCTTCGAAGTTGCGAACGCCTGGTGCGATACCGGAATGCTACCGAAGCCAACGGAGGAAGGATTAAAATCGCCGAAGGTCCCGGCGTTGGAATGGTTGCACGCAATCGCAAATGGTGGCAGCCGTGGCGACAACGCACAATCAAGGGCTATTCGTGGCGGTGCTTTGAAGGCCGAAGGCGTCAAGCCTGGCGTTTCTGATTTGTTCCTTCCGTGGCCTGTATGGGACACAATGGATTTAAACGGCAATCCTTTTCGTTTTGTTCGTTATGCTGGGTTATACATCGAAATGAAGAAGCCAGCGCAAAAGCCAAAGACGCCGAAAGGCAAAGGCGGCGCATCGGACGAACAAATTAAGTTCGGCGAATATGTAAAGCGCGTTGGATATGGCTTCGCAATTTGTTATTCTTGGGAAGAAGCTGTTTTAATATTACGTTCTTATATTGAATTTGATGGAGTTTAAAAAATGCGTTTACAATTATCTGATATGGAAGGACCGGAACCAAAAGCAAGTTTATGTCTTCGTGCCGTAATTACAATCGACGGTCGAAAGGTTGAACATTGCTTACTTGCCGATGAAGAAGACGGCATTGTTATTTTTTACGAAACAGACAAGCATAATAATTTCATAGCAGGACCGGACGGTTCACCGGAAAAGCGACATCAGTTCGGAACTGTCGTAATAACAGACCCATTGAACGCAAAATGAACTGTTTAAGCTGCGAGCTAAAGCGCGCCAAAGTCAAATCGATATTTTTGTATAGTGTGGGCTGGTCATGCGACCGCATTGCGCAAAAACTTTCGGAAGACTACGGCGAAAGCTATTACGCGCACTTAACTTTCGAAACAAAGGTTGACGTATGGAAAATCATGCGTCTATCTAAACAAGCGCCCTTCGAGGCGTTTTTAGTTTTTGAAAAGGAAGTAATCAAATGATTAAAACGGATAGTCAAATAGTAAACGAAGCGAAGGCACTTGCCAGGGCAAAGCGTTGCTTCGTCGTAGCTCGCACCGGGTATTGGTTAGTGTATCGAAAGTCGGATTTTTCAAACGTACTTATCGGAAAACGAACGAAGCCGAAAACTTTACTTAGTTTAATAAAAAAGGTTTGACAGTATCGAAGAACCGTCGTAATATTAACGTATTCCAACAACGAGGTTTTTATTATGACGGCTTTTATTGTAACAACTGAATTTGAAATGCAAGACGGGCGTATTCTTCAATGTGAATACGAAGTTTTTAAACAAGACGGGTTTAATTCCGGTCGTTTCGCAGAATGCTTCGAAGGTGACGAAGTGGAAAGCGAACCTGTCTATCTAATTGACGGCGTTGAAGTCGTCGACTTACCGAAGGGACTTGATGCAATTGCTGAACTTTTGTATTGCGCGCGTCCTGGTTCTTTCTGCTACACAAAAACACAATTATTTTAATCAAGGGGTCTATCATGGAAATGTTAATATTGAACGGTATTGTTTGCGGTGGCTTCGGCTTCCTGGTTGGTTATTGTGTGTTTGCAATAATTCAACAGTCGAAGGACTTGAACGAAATTGAAATGACTTCGGTCACACCTTTGTCGAACATTGTCGAGAATAGCAGCGACGTTCGTTTGTTGGGTGAACGTTTGTATTCAGCAGCTTACTTCATGCAAAACGATGAATATGAATACGAATCCGGCGGCTTTTCTGTTATTGAAAGCGCGGGCGGAAGTTTGGAAATACAAAGTAATTTAACTTTGAAAAAATCATTGAAGTTTGAACGTATTTCGTAAATAGTTGTTGACGTAGTTATTCATCGTATATATAATGAATACACACAAACACAACGGAGTAACAAAAAATGAACATTGACTTATTTAGCTTGACAATCGGATTAATCGCGCTTGGTTTGGCAATTTACTTGAAACGCCTTGAACTTCGCAGAAATAGAAGCTTCACTGAATACAAATCAATCAAACGTCGTTAATTAAAACGGGCCTTCGTAAAAGAGGGCCTTTAATTCTAAATGTGGGGTGTAAAATGTTAAATCATAACCAACTTGAAAATATATGTTTCTTCAAAGACCCGTTAGGCGACGGAAGTATTACGGCGTTTGATAAGCAAACCCAGGACGTTAGCGAAAGTTATGTTGCTTTCGGACCTCGCACAGCACCGGACGAACGTTTGACTTTGTTGCTTGCTGCTGCGCCTATGCTTTATCAGCAATTAACTTTGCAAAACAAGGCACTTCAAACAATCATCGATTTGTTCGAAGACATCCCGGTAAAAAACGAACAGCATTATAATTTAATGTCCGCTTTCATAGGACTTCAAAACGGTTGCCTATTGGCGCAACGTGTGGCACAAGAAGGCGTCGAAAAGATTTCCGCACAGTTTGACAACGAAGCGAAAAGGGGTTGATATGAAACGAACAATTATAAAAACGTCAATCGTCGCACTTGTCTTCGTCTTGTTCGGCGTATTAGGTTCAATGGATAAGAAAGACGCGGCATCGACAGAACTTCGATATTGCAAAAACGTATCATTAAAAACATGGCCTGATTTCAACGAAAACTATGCAACGCAATGCACCGAAAAGAAAATAAAAGAATACATTAAAATAATAAACTGAACGCTTGACACGCCGAAGCTTTAACGTAAAATAAAAAACTTACCGCAATATCGCGGTTTTAATCAAAGGAATAAATAAAATGGCAGCACCTAAAAAAATGACAGCAGCAGCAAAGAAGAAAGCATTCGAAGCTCAACTTGTACTATTGACGGCAATTGTTGCCGCTGGCGCAAACGGAACATTCACTTCACCAGAAGCGCACGACGAATTGGTTAAAAACGGCTTTGTTGAAGTAAACCCAGGTTTAACAAATGAAGCTGGTGAAATCGCAACACGTGCAACACAAGCAGGCGTTGACAAAGTTGCAGAACAAACATCAACAGAAGAACAACCAGCAGACGACGAAGTTGAAGAAGAAGCACCAGCAGTTGAAAAAGAAACTTCAAATGCATCAGGTGGTTTTAAAATCGAAAGCGGTATTGAAATGCCTTCGGTATTGGGTCGCGGTCGTGGTGGTAATGTTTATCCGTTCGACCAACTAGAAATAGGTCAAAGCTTCTTTGTTCCAAACAGCGAAGACAAACCAAATGCATCGAAGTCGCTTGCTTCAACAGTATCAAGTGCAACGGCTCGTTATTCAGTAGAAGCGGAAGACGGTTCGACCAAGTTAAACAAGCGCGGCGAAGTTGTTCCGGTAATGATTGAAGTTCGCAAATTCATCGTTCGTAGTGTTGAAGAAAGCGGCGTAAAAGGCGCGCGTGTATGGCGTACTAAATAACTTTAAAGTAAGCACCTTTATTTAAATAAAATGAACCTCGCCGTAAAACGCGGGGTTTTCTTTTTAATACAATGGGGGTATTATGCGAAAATGTCATTTATTGAATAAAGGGGTCTAACTTGGACGACCAACAAGTTTTTAATATTGTAATGTCAATTTCTATCGGTTTAATAGGTGCAATGGGCGGCTGGTTGATGCGTATTATGTGGCAATCGTTGCGCGACCTCAAAGAAGGTGATTCGAAATTAGCCGACAAGGTAGGCAAAATTGAAGTCTTGGTTGCTGGTCAATACGCGAAACGGGAAGACGTCGACCGAATGTCGTCGGCTTTGTTCTCGAAGCTTGACAGGATAGAAGACAAACTCGACGGGAAAGCGGACAAATGAAAAAGGCGGGTGTTGAAGTGAAAAAGGAATTTATTGCGTGCTGGCAATTCCCGTCGTTGAAATGGGGCTTTATTTTAAGCTCCGTTTTGAGTTTCTTAAGTGCTGTTGTCATGGCATGGCCTGATTCAATGTTGTTTTTATGGGGTGCAATGCCTTATGAAGTAAAGTTATTAATCCCCGAAGAAATATTGCAGCCGTTGGCGGTGTTCGTGTTTGCAATGTCAGCACTAAACCGAATTTTAAAACAAAAGGCTGTTACCAATGAAAAACGAAAACTTGAAGACCGTTCCGAATAAAAAAACACTTACCGCAATTGTTGGCGCGGTTGCTGCTTCTATTTTATATTTCACCGTTCCAATACATGAAGGTAATGTTCTTCGCGGTTATTTGGACCCGGTAGGAATACCAACAAAATGCATGGGTGATACAACGAACGTTATTGTCGGAAAAAAGTATTCGGAAGTCGAATGCCTGGAATCGTTAGAAACGCAATTGATTGCCCACGCTGAACCCGTCTTGAAATGTACGCCAACGCTTGAAGGACGACCGTTCCAGCTTTCTGCGGCTGTTTCGTTTGCATACAACATCGGAACAACGGCATATTGCAAAAGCACGACAGCGCGCCGTTTTAACGCCTTGGATTTTAAAGGAGGTTGCAAGGCTATGAACGAAAGCGATTCCGGTCGGCCTCAATGGGTTGCAGCAAAAGGAAAACAACTCCCTGGATTGGTAACACGCAGGGCCGAAGAACGTAAACTATGTGAACGAGGTATTTAATAATGTGGGCTT